CTGGGTTGTACTCCATAATTATCCACCAAAACCCTGGACGTTTGTAGTACTGATTTGATATTTGGTCTAAACGCTCGCCTTCAATGTAGACATGTTCTGTCCATGAAGTTAACCCTAGATTAGAAAACTTATAAAAAACCACAGGGTCAGAGTCACCGTTTTCGGTTACAGAAAAAAAGTCTACGACTGAGTACTCATAACGAGAATTTTGAAAAATCATTTTATCTCCTAACCATTTACAATTCCAGTACCGGTCATTGCGGTAAAGTTAATAGTTACCATAGTTCTAATTGGAATCATGGATTCAGTAAACGCTATGTGATTAACATTTAAAGAGCTAATCCAACCAACATATGAAAGGCTTTCTGCTGACGGCCCTAGTTGCATAGCAACTAAGATTGGTTGAATAAATCCAATATCAGCCGTTTTTCTACCAAGTAAGTTTGCCCAATCTTTACCCTTTTCAGCTCCAGAACCGTTTACTGTTTTAAAAAGGTATTCTAGGTCTGCCAAAGTTCCTTTTTGCATTAGCTCAGAGATCCTTGTAGAAATTGGTTCGTTTTCGTTTCCTCCAACTGTTGGATAGCCTGATTTGTAGTATTTTGCATAGGCTTCGGTTGTAGGGACAGAATACACTTTTCCGGCAGGAGTGTCGCTTACCGCAAACGCATTGTCGCCTTTAAAGCAGGCAAAATCGTTAGTTCTATCAAGAACTACGCTAATTGTCACGTTTGTACTGCCAAGAAAAACACCAGAAACTGATCTAAATCTATCTGCTGCTGTTGGAAGAACGTCCATATTAACTGATACAGAGCTGCTAATAGCCTCTGGGTTCCATAAAAACTGGAAACCATAATTTCTATCACCTGAAAGTTTTTTCCCTTGAAGTTTTTTAGTAGTTGATTGGTACGACGATACGTCAGAAGCTCCTGGAGATGAGGTTAGGCCTTGAAGAAACGTGGCTTGGACTGCCGCACCTTGATTTGTTTTAGACAGGTCGTACTCACCAAGGTAAAACCAAAGACGCCCGCGGCGTAGCCCATGAAAAGAGTCATATGTAGTATTTTTAACAAATGTTTGCTCTCTGTTTCCAATATTAATTGGTCGTACCGGTAGGCTCCAAGAGTGTGGAGGGAGATTAAACTTGTATTTAGCAGGAATAGTTACTCCAGGAAACCCTTGTGTAGGAGCAGAACTTGGCTTAATGATGTCAGCAGGTGCTACAACGTTAGTTCCATAGATCTGCGTGTTCTGTAAAGACTGCGGTGATGTAGAAAATTGAGTGCCGCCTAAAGCAACGGTAGACTTTCCAAGCTTTGCTAGTCGTACAGCCCCGTCGTCTGTAGATGCGGAAAGATTAACCGCCCCTTTTCCACTATTCAGTGTCATTATCTACCTCCTATAAACGAGCGAAGATCTCCGCTTGAAAGAACGCTCTTAACCTCTGCGGCAACTGCCTTAGCATCCTTAGCGCCGCTTATGGTAATGGTCACACCGCCATAGTTATTGGTAGTACCAGCTCCGCCCATTTGACCGCTTGACCCTTGAATCGTAGAGAGCGTGTCTGGAGCAAACTTTCCTAAGAAGTCTCTTAATGACCCCATCGCGGAAGAGAAGAAGTTACCTTCTTTCTCAGAAGCTCTAGGTGTAGGACGTCCTGAAGGCTTTTCACCTGTAAGGTAGTGATTAGTACTCCAAGTAGAAAAGTCAGCGCCGCCCTTTGACATATGATAGGCAACACGAGCATTCGTTAGTGGGTCGTAAAGATCTTCCATCTTTCCTAACTTAAACTTGCCTCGGTCTTTCCAAGGGCCAGTTCCAGCCATTGTCCAAACTTTTTCCATGCGTTCCTTATAAAGGTCACCAAGCATGTTGATTTGGAAAAGGCCTAAGGAGTAGTCCCCAGTGCTCTTATTAGGGTTAAGCGCATTTGGGTTATACCCAGACTCACGCTCAAGAATAGTAAGGGCGTTTTGTAAACCTTCCCCTTTAAAACCTGCTTTTTTAAGAATGCTAGTTACATCACCCATTTTCATAGGGTCTGCACCCCATGCATGTGAATGTTTTACTCCGCCGCCTTCATGGCGCCCATCGGTATTTAAAAGATGGTTAGGGATAATAACGCCATCAGTTTTAGGCAAGAAAAGCTCTGGGCCTTTTTCACCAACAACATACGGCTTAGACCCACCTACAGCACCGCCTTCAGCCTTAGCTCCAATACCAAGTTTTGATAAAAGCATGCCCATTAGTGTTGCTGGAGTTCCATTTGCCATTCCGCCAACGCCTCCAACAAGTCCCTTAAGGAAAGATCCTGCGCTTAAAACTCCAGTTAGGCGATCCATAGCATTTGCAGCTGCTTGCATAGCTTCAGCAGCCTTGTTGGCAGTGGTAAATGCGCCAGCACCAGCCCTAGAAGTTTGCTGTAAGCCTTCCATTGCCTGACCTGTCCGATCGCTAAAGCTAAGAATGGCTTCGGTTGTAAATCCGGCTTTTAATAGCTCGCTCTTTTTGTAAGATGTAGACACGCCAGACGCTCTAGCATAAAGAGCGGATTTAACTTGAGACATTAAGTATTCATCAGTACCAAAATAGTTTTTAAGCAGCTGGTCTAGAGAGTTACCTGGTTGGAATCCCATGTCTAAGTCAGCTTTAGTAATTGGATCTGACCCAAGCTTTTCTCTATTTAACTTGTCCCACACATCGTTTGCGATGTCTTTAAAGCTCTTCATAGATCCAGTTAGAGGGTCTCTAACTTGAATACCAATGCTTCGTAGCATATTAACGCTTCGACCTTGTTGCAACGCAGCGTACGCCCCCATGCTGTTTTGCACCCCAGCACCAGGAGTTAGGTTAGACATAGTTCCTACACCAGCTAATATATTTTGATAGCCTGGTAGGGCCATTCCAATTCCCATTTGTTGTCCAGTTGCTGCTGCAAGACTTGGGTCCATTTGATCTGTGATCGTGCTTTGTTGAGCAAACTGACGAATAATTCCGCTTACACGATTGTAGGCCTCTTCTCGTGTGTTATTAAATGGTGGCGGTAAAAATCCAGGTAGGAAGCTAGCGGATCGTGGTTGACTATTTAAATCCTGCATACCAAATGCCATAGCACGGTTGGTTAATAGGTTCATACCTACTTGCTTATTTGTTTCAGGAAGCGCTTGACTCATCAAGCTATATCCGGTTACAGCCTGTGCAACAAACTTCTTTTGCCCCGGTGAGAGCGTGTCAGACGTTGTAGAGGTGTTACCACCACCGCCACCACCTCCGCCTTGTGCTGGGGCAGGTTGTGGAAAAATAGTGCTTGGTAAAGGTTGCCCATTTGGACCAAGCAACCCGCTATACCGTGGAGGAGGCTGTGGCATCACAGTGTTAGCAGAGGCTTGAATACCTCCGTCACTTGAGAAAGCTTGATTAGCAGCAGACCCTAAACGAGAGATGCTGCTGCTTAAAATACTTGCAAAGGTGGAGGCTCTAGTAATGCCAAGAGTCATCTTGTCATTGACACGGTCAACCGTCTCAGATAGGTCGGCAAGTAAAGACGAGAACTTTGACCCGCCTAAATTCATGCCAGATTTGCTATCCACTATCTGGTTCCTCCTTTATACCTCTGTGTTCGTTCTATCCAGTTCATTCGTTCTCTGTAAGATAGAGCGCGAATGTCAGATAAAGTCCATCCATTAAATGTTCTAGTCAACACTTCGTACTGATCTAGAAGCGCTTCGTAGTCCGTCTCTCTATAGACGAAACAAATCGACCAGGCTAAGTGGCAGACTCATATCTTCACCACATGCCTTACAGGCCTTCGTCACCTCCCCAAGGCGGGGACCTGGGTTCTTCTCAAGAATCTGATCGATAATCTTTGCTCGGTCTGCCATGCTTAACGACAAGGCAGTAGAAGCGCCTACAGATGGTGCGCCGTTTATTGTTACGATACATCCAGATAGTAATAAGGTATTAATTTCTGCAGAAGTCTTATCCATGTTTTCCATAAGCTTCTTTTGAACAATACCGTTTGGCAACATAACCGTCACTACTCCGCGAGTAGTTTCGACTTCCCATGCTCGATCTGCTATCGGGTCCTCAAGTTTTTTCTCAGGGACATCAGAGATCAAATCAATATTTGCAGTTCCTTCTTGTCTACAAGATTGGCACTGCACCGGTACATCGATTGTGTTACCAAAAGTTACACGGCGAACTCCGATAAGAATTGCGTCGCGGTCTCCTGACAATAAGGTGTCTAAGTCATCTTTAGAAACTTGCTCAGAACCAAGCGCAATAAGGCCGCGTTGTAGAAGTACGTTTAACGACTTACCAATTGTTCCTGCTTTTGCAATTGCCTCTTCGTCAGCTCCAGTAAGCTCTCTAACCTCAGCTGTAGTGACTAACTCTCCAGCACTGTTAATGAACCCACCAGGTAGTTTTACTTCAGACTCTGAAGGGGCCCGGGTCTTAATCTCGACCGCGGGCTCCTCCATAGCCTTCTTTGCAAACTGTTCAATTAGTTTTGCGTCTGTTATTACTTGTGGTTGTGACAATTTTTACTCCTAGATAGATTTGGGATTAAGCGATTGGCTTGAAGTTTGAATCAACAAATGATACAGAAAGTCCTTCGTGTACAAGTGTCATTGACTCAAACAAGATTCCGCCGTCTCCAGCGTTCAACTCGTTGTAGTTCAAACCGGTGATCCATGCGTTGTGTACGCGGAAGCGCATACGTGGCAAGTTGTCATCTGCTGGTGTTCCAGGTGTAGCGGACGCATTTGGGTGGTCCATTACATAGATGTCAATATTGACACGGAAGTTCTTAGCGGTTCCTGTGTTCAAGCCTTCGCCAGATGCAGCCGCGAAAAGGCCCTTCATCCAGGTGATTGCTTGGTCGTTGCCGTAAAGAACGCCGCGCTGGAAAGTGACTGGAACAAAAGTTGTCATGCCAGGGATCTGGTGGACAGTTGTGTTATAGCCGCCTTCACGGTATGGGATGGACTGAGTGTTGATATTCAGCCCGCTGATGAAAGTAAAGCCGCCTACCCAGCCTTCTGATTTACCAGAAGTAGGTGCAACACTTGTGCTTGATGTAAGGATTCGCTTGTCGAATGCCTCGTCACCAGCTTTGGTGAACTCTGCGTAGAACCGAAAGTTACGTAACGGATCTGTCGCAATTGTGGAGAAGCGGTTAATGATGCTACTTGGCATTTGTTATTGTCTCCTTACGCCACAGTAACGGTGGTTCCACCGTCAAACTGGCCGATCTTAATAATGATGAATTCGGCTGGACGTTGTAGCGCAACGCCAATCTCAATATGAACTTCACCGTTATCAATGGTTGCTTGGGTATTGTTTTCAGCATCTACCTTCACGAAGAAAGCTTCGGCTGGGGTGTTTCCACGCAGGCCGCCCTGTGACCAGAAGTTGGTCAAGAAGCCGCTTAACGCAGAATCAATTCGACGCCATAGACCTGGGTCGTTTGGCTCGAAAATTGCGAACTGAGTTAGGTCTACCATTGCCTTGCGCAGGTAGATAAGAGAACGACGTACTGGAACATAACGGTCTACGTATCCAGCCTTGATAGTACGAGAGCCCATAACAACAATTCCTGATCCTGAAATAAATCGGATTGCGTTAACAGGCGCTCCTGCAGCGTTAAGAGAATCTAGTTCTGCATTTGTTAGTGCTGGTACAGCTACTGCTCCAGCAATACGAGCTGTAAGTCCAGCAGGTGCCTTAAACACTCCTCGTGAAGCATCAGTTGAAGCAATTAAACCAATTATTGCTCCACCAGCTCCTACGGTTGTTGTCGTAGCAGAAGAGGCTCCTAAACCAAGAGTTGGATCGCTAATAATAATTTGAGGATAGTAAACAGCTGCTAATGAGCTAGAGGTGTAGCTAGCCGCCAAAGTAATTTGGTTTGCTACTGTATCTACAGCTCCGTCAACTACTACAAACACATCGTCGCGACCTTCAGCATAAGAAATAGCTAAGTTAACCACTGTTGCGTCTGTGTATCCTGCAACATTAAGTACTAGAGATTGAGAAATTGTGTCATACAGGGCTAGAGCTGTGTTTATATTACTTGATGTAATTGCACTACCGTTAGCGCCTGTTGCCAAAGCTTGGTTAGTAATAACAGAAGGATTCTTGTTATTACCAGCTGTAGCAGAAAGTGAATCAGTAAGCACTACGTAATTAGACAAAGCATTTACTGTAGGGATTGCGTATCGAGAGTTAGTAGAAATCATGCTTAGATCTGTAAATCGCTCTACAATATTTGCAGTTGTGTTTCCACCCTCATAAATAATAAGGTCAAATAATCCTGCAACAGTAGAGTCAACAATACTGATGTTTAAGTTATTTCCCCATGTGCCTTGGTTTTTAGCGGCTACTACAAGTGTGCTCAAAGGGGTTGCAGCACGGTCTGTTAGTGTTCTAGTAGCTGCAGCAGAAGAAGATCCTACTACACGAGTTACATAAGCCTGGCTTCCACCATTAGCAAAAAACAGGTAAACAGCGATAGGAAGGTTGTTGCTTGCCGTTGTATTCCAAGAACCAAACTGAGTTACGTATTGGCTCCATGAAGTAACAAGGGTTGGACGAGTTGGACCACGGTCATTTGCGCCAACAAAAGCTGCGACGCTATCTGAGCTTGGACCAACTACTGGTGCAATAGGGTTTAACGTTTCCTGAACGTACACCCCAGGGCGTTGATAAGCCATTAATTTATCTCCTTAGATTTATACAAAGA